AGTCTGAGTGTTTGTGATGTCAAATTGGGCAGGAGCCGAAGTAGTTACGTTGCCGTAAACATGGTCAAAAGTTTGAACGTCGTTGCTTACTGCGGCTGCGTTGCGAACATAAAACCGCATTGTCCCCGTAACACTCGCGGTCGCGTTGTCAGGAGATGAAGGAGTCCAACCAGACCATTCATATCCAACTCTAAAGTTTTGTGCGCCACCACCCGTAGACGCGGTACCGTATTCAATTGCCATAAATTAGGCTGTTTCAAACCAGATGTCGTTAAGGGCAGGCGAAGTAGGTTGAGTGTTTCCCACAGACACAGTATGGTTATCAATCTTTGACGCATTAGACGCAGTACCAGTCAAAGCACCAACAAAAGTTGTGGCAGTAACAGTCCCTGTAGTAGCCAACTTAGACAGCGCAATTGTGGCAGAAGCATTAATGTCCGTATCCATAATAGTGCCATTAAGAATTTTGTCAGACGTTACAGCACCGGTGGCAATACCATCAGCATCTATCTGTGTCCAAGACACACCATTCGTAGCACCAGTAGTAGCAACTAAAACATGCTTAGCAGTCCCAACAGCTAAACGATTTAATACTGAGCCGTCGGTAACCAACAAGTCACCCTTAGTGGTGAGTGTAGACACAACTTTGTTTGCTTGATCAGCATCAATAGCTGTGAATACCGGATAGCAAACCGCACCAGTTGAGTGCGCTGAAGCTTGGGTTCCATCGACACCACGACTAACCGTAGACAGCGAAGTAGACGAACGTGAACCAACAAGAACTTTTTCTTCTGTTGCTAGACCCGGATCAATAACCATAAAGAACGGACCATTAGCGGTATCGGGCCATCCGGATACAGTGCCTGTCAAAGATGCAGTAGATGCATCAGAAGCAATAGCAGCAGAAAGAGTGCATGTAGCAGCAGCACCGGCATATGCCCTTCTAGTTGCGTATGGCATTTATTCTCCTAGTCTTGTATGGATCTCATTGTTACAGTGCAAGTTCCCTCAAGGTTCCAGCTCTGTTGGTAGCCATCAAGAACCTGGAATTCCAAATCCTCAACAACAACCGAAAATGTTTCTGTATTTTCCTGATAGTTTATCACGCGCGGATTAGTTACAAGATCCCTAAGTAGCGACAACTCCGAATTGACGTCCATGAAATAGTCAATACCCTTGATGGTAAGACTATTGTGAAGCAACAATGGAACCCTAAACACCTGACTTCTAGCCGGTGAAGCATACGCTCTAGCCATCCACCTGGTAAGGGTGGGGCCCTGGGTTGTAGATCCAGATTTCCTGGTCAATACAAGTTTAAACTTTGCTTCAATGAACTTACCCTGTGGACCAGTAGCCACAGACTCTGTATCCAAAGACTCGGTGTGTCCGGTCATGGAAAGGAAGTCGCTATTGTCAGATGAAATATATGGTGTGATTGTTCCATACAAAGGTGTAGTACGAATATCAAACTTGGCTACGAACTTACGGTCTGGTATACCCCAACGGTATGTTCCAGTTTCGATGTATCCACTTTCAACAAGATCTGTTGATTCTGCAAACACACCTTTACCAGAAACAGAGAAGATTCTTTTTGAGTTAAAAGTTATACACGAATTAACAGTTCCATTGACATCAACAGTTACTTCGGATACTACGTCTGTAGCCATCAGGTCTGATGCATAAGCCGGCACGTTGCTTGTTGCAAACGCAGATGCGCTTCCAGTAAAGGATGTCAAATCTAAACGGCCAAGACCAGATGCTGAGGTAGAAAAGTTTGACCAAGTAAACCAAACAAAGTTTGCTTCTGCTGTGAACTGATTAACTGCGTTGCCTGTAGCAATGTATCCGCCAGCGCTCAAGTCTCCGTTATTATCAGCTGTTGCGTAACGGACACCCTTGTTTGTTCCAATAAGAATTCCGCCCAGATAGCTACCAAGATGTGTAGGGATTTCACCGCTTGGAAGATCGAGTGCAACAACAGGCTTCTGAAGAACTGCGTCAGTACCAATACCAAGTTTGTAAACAGCACCTCTATTACCAACATAGCCGGCAATATAGATTGCGTTAGGACCAGAAGCAGAACCAATCCACTGCCATCCAGCAATAGGATGTTCGTAACTAGCTGCAGATACGTTTCCTGCAGGGCTAAAGTAAAGATCGTTACCGTCTGCATTAAAACCAGTAACAATGAAGTAACCCTTAACAAAATCTACATACCCAAACTCATGGTTGTGAGCTATGTTGGACGCAACATGTGATGAATTAATCTTCCACAAACCTGCTGCGCTGGTTGTCCCGCCATAAGTTAGGTAAACATTCTGACCATCAGTAGTAATATCTCTTGGCGTTCCAACAGGTAAACCACCAGATGTTGGTTGAGATGGCATCGTTGTCCAAGAAACACTTGAAGCAAAAGGATCAGCTGTATATTTTACCGATGCACCATCAACAATATAGACATGCTCATCAGTAGCAACCATGTTCAGGTTTGTGTTAGCTGATGTAAGTTTTTTGGTTACACCATTAAGCAGCGATAGTTCACCCTTGGTCCACGGGTTGACACCTTGGCTTTTAAAGAAACGGTAATCCTCAGCGTTAGCCACATCAGCATACTTTTGTCCAGCACCTAAATGCCAAGAGCTTTCACCACGACGCCACAAACCTTGTGGGTTAATAGCTGCCTCACCGGGAGAAGTCGATTGGTCAACAGAGTCACGGACACGAGGTTCAAACCCGCGCGTAAACGCATTAGATTTCTGATCAATTAAAAAAGGACGACCATCAATAGCAACAGGAAAAACATCAGGCACCAACGTGTTGAACGGTGCGCCAGTAAAGAATGAAGGCGTCCCCGTAAAAGGGATTGTAAACGTAAGAGTTGTTGACACCGATTATTCCCTTGTTAGGAATGTAGGATACGCCCTAGCTAAACGCGCTGCCTCCGCAATAATTCGATCCCTACGCAATGCTTTAAGGTTTGAAACGGAATTAGTAATAGCTCCAGAAACAACCTCTTCAGGTCTGCGAGTGTCACCCTGAGACTCAACAAAGTTACGTTTGATTTCACGGGGAGCCATCAACCTTAACTGTGCGCCTATGGTAACAATGTCAGTCACTGATTCTTGGATACCGCCAGCAGTATTGATGTCATCTGACTCTGATGTAGCAAGTGTGTACGGTGCTTTGTAAACAACACGAAGACGACCAGCAAGAACGTTCTGATCAAACTTCAATGCAAAACCTGAAGCAAAGTCATCTGTTGGTAGATCGCGAACAAGCTTCACCTTGCGCGCAAGCGGGTAATCACTATCAATGTAACGAACCGATACAGACAAAAGGTCAATAACATTCGTTGCCGAAGTAAGGTTGATCATTCGGTCACTACCGTTGTATGTAATGTTTAATGTTTTTACTTGGAACAATCCATTGATCGGAGATGATAGATCTGTTATCTCATCGTTGATAGCTTCTAATACCTGCGCCCTAGGGAACCTAGGACTAACAGTCACTATTGCACCAGAGGTGTGAGCTGCCGCCGTAGTGCCGTTAAACCCACGTTGAACCGTTAAAGTTTTGGTGGCAGAATCAGCAGACCAGATGTAAAACATCTCCGAATCAATTTCACAAACCTGTCCGGAACGTAGACCTTCAATCGAGAAGTCAACAACAACACTGGTTGTAGAAGAATCGATAGTAGTGGTTAGCCTATTGCGGGCCTCCACCGTTCCAGATAGAAGTTGCCGCAACGTCTTGTTGATGACCGTTGCTGCTGTTGTCACTATTTCTTTTTCTTAGCTTTCATTTTTGTTTTCATCATTGGCTTGCCACTCTTCTTAGCTTCAGCCTTGGCCATAGCCATACCCTTTGGGGTGTAAGCGAATTCTTTTTTTCCTACTTTTGGCATGTTTCCTCCTGATTAGTTGTTATGAAATCTTACCATTTGACTTTGTCAGCCCAGTAAGCTGCGGACATCTTACCTTTAGCAATGTTCTTGGCATGGCGGGCTTTGAACGCTTTGTTCCTTGCGGACCCATCTGGAGAACCCTGAACACCCTGCTGACCGAACCGGATTAGTTTTACTTTGTCCCCAGACTTTGCTAGCACAGCATGAGATTTGCCGGCGCCAGGAGTCTTCTTTGGTTTGTTATAGCCAGAAAATTTCTCGCCGCGATATTCAATCATAATCCCAACCCTGTTTCTACTTGCCATTTGTGTTCTGCTTTTTTCTCAACCTCGGCAGCACCATCGATACTCTTTGGTTGTAGACCCTCACGCCTCATACGCTTATAAGCCGGCATATCCTTCTGCCATCCACGCTCAGTTTTGTTTACGGATTCAACCTGCGCACCACGACTTGTAGTTGTATTGGCACCCATCCGGATAGCGGATACCCTGCAACCAAAGCATCCTTCTACATCCAATGTTGGGTGGGTCTGTTGATGAATCATGAAATGTACTCTCCGTATCCTGCTGCTATCAACGATGCTACTTCGGTAGCATCTATTGCATTGTCGTGACCACCATAGTAGGTCCTAGTTATGTAAGAAAAATCTGAAGGTTGATTATCTGTGTAGGATCCATCACCCAGTAAATAGATGTTGCGTCCCCTAGAAGAAGGAACAATACGGCTACACAAACGCCCAGCCATTCTTTGATCCTGGGAATACTGTCCTTGGTTCTGTGAGTTTGATATAAAAGCCAACGAAACAAAATCATCGGTAGGTGGTTTAAAGGTAGCCATCAGGTTATGTAGTCTCCATACCCAGCTGCCGTAAGCTCTGATACTTCCGTGGCATCAAGGAATATATTGTGCCCCCCATAATACACCTTGACTACACGCCCCTCCATTCGAGGGTCATCTATCTGATAGGTGTTGTCATTAAGTTTGTATAGATTTTCTTGGCGTATACCTTTTGGTATAAAAGAAAATATCCTATTGTTGCTAGGTTCTCCAAGGCGTTCAGCAAAAGCGTAAGTACTACTAGTTGGCACACGGAAGATGTGGGACTTATCCCAGTTACTTGTTGAGTCTCCTAAACCTGTGCCCGTACAGAATCTAAATAGTCCCCTGATACTTGTCGATGTTTCCGTTCCCGTTCCCGAACCCGTAGCTGTACGAATATTCTTGATGAGTCGTGTGGCTGTCTGCGTTCCCTGACCAGACCCTGTAGCAGTTCGTGGTGCAACATGAAGTCCAAGTGTAGTGGATGTTCCTAAACCTTCCCCTGTGGCGGAACGTAGTTTTACGATTACACGGTTGGCGGTACCGTCACCTACGCCCGAACCTGTGGCGGTTCTTGCAGGGTTGATGTTCCATTCGGCTGTGTCGGATGTGGTTGCACCGCCTGCACCAAACGCTGTGCGGAGTAGACCGACGACGATGCTGTTGTTGGATGTTCCTAATCCGTCGCCTGTGGCTGTGGTGGTGAGGGTGGTGAAAAAGTTTTGGGTGGCTGTTTCTGTGCCTTGACCACTGCCTGTGGCTGTGCGTTCGATTGCAGACTGGTTGTAGATTGCACCTATTTGGTTGTAGGTGTATCCTGTTTGGTTATAGAGGGTAGCCATTTGCTACCTGTTACGAGTTCCTGTATCCGTAAACACGAACAGTTCCACTTGTAAATGTTGTTCCGTGACTTAATACAAAACCAGTAGCCTGCGCCGTACTAGCACAGATACCGTTAGTAAGAACAAAAGAACCCGAAGTATTCATGTTCGGTGCAGCGCAACTGTATTGTTTGAACTTTGCTAAATAAGGATTTATAACATCTATATTTAACGCAATTCCACTTGAACATACGCTTCCAACTTCTTGCCAGGTTGATTGGTTGGCTGCCGAATAAATAGCAGGAGTACCTGAGCCTGCGGAAAATGCGTAGTAAATAATGCCTATGTAGTACCCCGTAGTAATACCCGAAAATTGGAACGACATAGTTCCGTTTGCTGTGGTAGCACCACCACTCATAATAATTTTGTACGCATCATAAGTGCTTGAGAAACAATCACTTACCGTCACCGAGGAACCCGAAGTAACGGTAGTTGTACTAACAAGTTCTAGTCCTTGTGGATTCTGTGCAGGGCTGTTAGGGATAACCCAAGCCGTACCGTTATAGACATACAAACGGTCTGTATCTGTCTCAAAGATTACTTGACCTTCAAACGGCACAGCAGGGCGAGTAGACGACGTACACACACCAGGTTTAATAATCGATTGCGCACCAACAACAGAACTAAGAGGCATCAGGAAACCAACCTTCCAGAAAAATAACAATGGTTCCCATGGGCGGTTCCTTGAAGAACCCACATTTCAATATAATCGTTTGCAGTTAATTCAATAATTCCAGACGCAACACACGCAACATATAGTGCTTGTGAATAACCTCTTGGATATGTACCAAGCGACATGGCTGTTCCATTTTTGCGAAACTCAATACTAAAAGGAGTCGCCGCCGCATTTAACATACTGTAAGAAAATTCATACACCCCAGTTACTGGAGCAGTAAATCTGTTGTTGGCAGAACTCCAACAAGAACCAATGTTTGTAGTAATTGAGGAAAAAATTGCTTTGTTTGTAGCGGCGACAGTAGTACCACTTTCTTGTCCCACAAAAAAACATGGTTGAACAGGATTGGTCATACGACCAGTTGAGTCAAACGTTGCACCATTTGTAGAAGCAACAGTTTTCCATGCCGACCCGTTCCAAACACGAACCATGTCGGTATCAGTTTCATAAATCATTTGACCTTCAAACGGTGTTGCAGGTCTGTTAGACGAAGTTGTTACGCCTGGTCGAAGCCCTTGTGTAGTAGCAGAAATAGTCATTGGGTTGCCTTAATAATGTAGTTCAAAACAATCGTTGGCTGCGTATTCAAGTGTGCGCCACCACCACCAGTGTTTTGGTTAGTTGCAGTTGTTGCAATGTTGGTAGCAGTGCTATCTCCAGCCCTCCAAGCGCCAGAGTTACTGTCAGCGGCGACACGGTTAAAAATAGAACGAACAGAATCGGGCGTTCCGCCCTCACTAGAACCAGCCAACAAACCAGGATAAGCATAAATTAAGTGACCGTGAGCGTTCTGCGTATGGTTGTGTGAATCTTGTGTGTGCGTGTGACTAGGCATTTCACCAGAGGACATTGTGTGCGTTTGCGTACCACCAGTAGCACCCAAAGTATTAGAAGCAGACAAGACCGTACTCGTCAAACGAGAAGCAGCCGAACCACCCATGTTGTCAACACCAGCAATAGCACGACCACGCAAATCAGGGATGTTGAAAGTCGTAGAACCATCACCCGAACCATAAGTCGTACTCAACGCAG